GAAGTCTCGAAACGTTGGCGGCGTGCCGTTGCCTTCGATGTCGACGGGCACGAGTTCGCCCGGCGGAAGATCCGGGTTGAAATGGTGACGCGTGATCAATCCCCAGTTAGCGATCACTTTCACGCCGGCGATCAACGATCGTTCGTCTTGCGACTTGATCCCCATGTAGAACCGTTGCTCTCGGTTGTTCCAATCGAACCGAAAGATGTAATCACGGTTTTCGAGTCGCACGCGCTCTTGATAGAGCGGCTCGCCGGGAAACACTGGGATGATCAACGGCATTAGAGCAACCCTTGCCCGCTCAAAAACTTGAAAGCGATCGAACCGCCCTTGCCTTCGTCTTCGCCGGGCGACGGCGGCTTCGCACCTTGCCCGCCCTTGTTCGCGAGAGGCGAACCGCCGGGCACGTCGTCGGCGGGCACGGGCGGCGCGGCGACTTGCCCCGAAGACACGACGCGCAATTGTCGAACATCGATCGCGAACGCGACGCCCGAGTCGCCGGCGGTTCGAGGTGCGGCGACTCGCTCGATCACCATGTCTTCGTAAGATCGGATCCCGGTTAGGATCTGCAACAACATGCCGTTCTCTTGAAACTCGCGCAACACTTCGTAAGTTTCCCAGATCGCGTTAAACGGCGAGTCGAACGCGAGAATGCTCACCGATCGATCCGAGTCGCCGAAGAGCGAACCGAGCGCTTGAATGCCCGCGCGATAGAGCGCGCCGGGCGTCGGTTCGACGGGGATCGAATACTTCGGTACTTCGAACTTGAACGACTTCACCTCGCCGCGTTGCGTGAACGGGTTCACGGTGATCGGTTGGTTGGTCGTGTAAGCGACGAGCGATAAGCGCGCCGGTAACGGGCGAATGTGATCGGAGATACTCACGCCGACTTCGACGGGGTGATCCGTGATCTCGGCAATGCTCTCGTGATTCTCGCTTTCGATCACGTCAAACGTGATGATCCTCGAAGAGTCGTCGTCGGGAATAATGAACGCGGTCACGCTGGCGCCTCGATCACTTGGTGAAGTGCGTCGAGCGTTGCTCGGCGATTGTCTCGCAACTCGTCGCGCACGCCTTGCCGCAACTTCGAGATCTGCGGATCGCTCGCCGAGCCGCCCGACACCGACAACGCGATGTCACTCTTGAACACGACGCCGCCCATTGCCGCGCCCGTGCCGCCTCGCACGGGCGCCGAGATCGAAGTCGGTGCCGACGTGCTCGTCGCGATGCGCGCGGCGTTAGCGGTCATGCGAGCAACGTTCCTGGCGGCGTCGAGCGCGCCGACGCCGATCCCTTCAATGAACGGCCCGCCGACTTGCCGCGCCGCGACCTTCGACGGCGAACCGATCCCGAGTTTCTTTTTTGCCGCGTCAATTGCACCTGTCACTACCGAGCCGAGCGCGTCGATCACCGCCGTCGAACCGTCTTTGATCCCGTTCACGAGCCCGTCGACAATACCGCTCGCGAGTTGAATCACGTCGTTCGTGATACCGATCGCCGACGAAACGATTGAGTCGCCGAGCCCGCTCCAAAACTCATCCCATGCTTGGCCTATACCGTCGAGAGCGGCGTCGATCTCTTCTCCGATCATCGAGAACGTGAACACGACATCGCCCACGATGTCGGATCCGATCGGGCCGAAGATGTCTTCGAGCGCCTTGTCGAACGCGGCGAAGTCTCCCGTTTGCAAGAGACCCGAGATCGCCGCGCCGATCGCTTTGATCCCGTTTACGACCGCCGCCGCAGAACCCGCGCCGAAGATCTTGTCGATGAACGTACCGATCACAGAGCCGCGACCTTCGAAGAGCGCGATCAAGTCGTCGATGACAAGAAACAAGAGCGCGAACTTGAGCAAGGGCACGACGGCGGCGCGAGCGAGCGAGAGCAACGACGCGCCGAACTTCGCGATCGCCAGCTTGCCGAGCACGAGCCCGAGCGCAACGAGCAACGACTTAATCGCGCCCGTCGACTTGGCGAACTTCGAGATCTCGGAGATCCCCCGACCGAGCCATGTGGCCATCTGAGAGATCGCCGGCAGAATCGCGACGGCGATCGTGCTCTTGACCGAGAGCAACGCGAGATCGAAACGCTTGAAGGCTTTATCAGCCTCGTCGGCGTTAGCGATCAACTCACTACTGAGACCGCCGCCCGCCTCGTCAATCGCTTCAAGGTACTTTTGCAACCCCGCTTCCCCCTCGGCGAGAAGCGGTGTCAGTTCCTTTGCAGCCTTGCCGAAGATCTTGGACGCAAGCGCTGTGCGCTCGGTCCCGTTCTCGACCGCGGCGAGAGCGTGCGCAGACTCGCGCAAGAGCGTCTCAGTGTCTTTGAGGTTGCCGCTTTGATCCTTGACCGAAACGCCCAACGCCTTGAACGTGTCGGCGGCGTCGCCTGTTCCTTTCGCCGCCTCGAAGGCGCTCTTTTGCACAGTGAAAAGAGCTTGGTTCAACGAGTCGGCAGAACCGCCCGCGAAGTCTACGGCAGTGCGCCAACGCTGCAACGCTTCTGCCGACACGCCGAGCTTTGCCGCGGTGTCGCCTAGCTCGTCGCCGGCCTTTACGATGTCACTAACGAAGTTGGCCAAGCCGCGCACGATCACGCCGGCGCCGAGTGCGACGCCCAAGGTTCCGAGTGAACCGACGACGCCAGCGATCCCAGACTGTGCGCGCTTCAATCCAGCTTGATCAAACTCAAAGCCGAACCTTGCGATAACCTCTCGAAGTGCCATTGCGTGCGTTTACTTTCTCAGGCTCTCGCCTCGCCGCCGGTCTAGCTCTTCGAGCGTTTCGATCACGTCGTGAGCATCATACAGATCGTCGAGGCTCCAACTGCTTTCGATCTCGGCGAGAGAATCTCGGAAGTGCGGCGAAGTCGCGACCCGCCAGATCGACCATTCTCCCCTTAAATGATCGGGGATATCGACGGCGACGCGCTTGCCGCGTTTGCCGCCGCCGCCGAAGCCGGGCGAGCGCCGTCGGTCGCCCGTTTGAGTATCCCGCCCGCGCCTAAAAAACTCCCGAAGTTCACCTCGACGGCGAAGAGCAACCATTGCCCGAGTTCGATGTAAGCGCCGGCGAAGTGCACGTCGAAGACGCCTTCGGTTGAAAGCGGCACCGACTTGCCGTTGATCTCAACTTCGGTCGCGACTGCGAACGTGTCACACAGATAATCGAAGTCGTTCTCGCTCACGGTCTCGGCGAGGTTCGCGACCACGTTGCCGACGACGTTCATGTCAAAATCGCCTTCGCTCTTGAGCGCCTCGCCGGCGGCGCCACCGATCATCTTGAGCAACCGCACGAGCACGCGCCCGCCGTGGCGCGCTCCAAATTGCGTTACGTGGTAAACGTTCCCGCGGTCGCCGATCGTCTTGTGCTTCGTTTCTCTCATGTTGCCCTATGCACTTTCTGTTCGTTGGTTGTTGCTGCTAGTTGCCGCCGTCGAAACGTTCGAGCGACGCAACGCGGATCGTCCATTCGCGCGCCGTAGGCTCGCGATCGAACGACACGTCGGGCGGCTTCGAGATCCAACACTCGGCGGCGGCGTACAGTGCGAGCCCTTGCCGATCTTTCACGAGCAACGGCCCGACGCCCGCGCCGTTGCCGGCGAGTCGATCGATGTTGTTCAACCCCGACAAGAGGTTGTTGCCGTCGCTCGATTGCATGAGGATCACCGACACCGTTGCGCGGCGATCGTTCGTCTTCGAGCGCGTCACCTCGCCGTCGGTGCCGACCTTATCAACGAAGTCGTCCGCCTCTTGTTCGATGCGAAGAAACTCGCCGTCGTCGTAACCGCTTTCGATCGGAAGCCCGGCGATGATCACCGACACTTCGCTCGCGTCGTATACTTTGAAACCCATTGCGGATCCTTTCTTAGACCGAGAGCACGCCCGTGATCACCAGCTGGTGAATCGCGCCGGCAAGCGTTGCAGTGAAGTTGATATCGGGCAACACGCGAGCCGCCTTGTCGGCGGGATCGATGTCAGCGACGAGCGGCGCCGTCACGACGGGCGCCGGGTCGGCGGCGAGCCCGCCAGCGGTGATCCCTTGGTTGAGTTGCGCGAGCACTTGCGCGCGCATGAGATCGACGCCCGCGTCGGTGTAAGGAACCTTCGGGTTGTTGATCAACACGCCGAAGATCCGTTCTTTGATCCGCGCGTCGAGCCAGTCGATAAAGATCGTCACGTCGATGTATTCACCCGACGCCGTGATCCCGAACGTGGTCACGTTCACGCCAGCGATCGTGCGATAGACGTTGCCCCCCTTGCTCTCGATCACGCTCACTTGCCCGCCGGTCAAGGCGCCGTCGACTTGCACAGCGGCAAGCGTCTTGAACGCCCAAGTGCTCGAACCCGGATCGCTCGGCAAGCGGTTGCCCGCCCACGCCGCGCCCGACCAATTGAGCAAGCGCGCTTGCGAGTAGATGATCGCCGTGCGTGCGTACGCGAACGACTGCAAGTCGCTCATGACGTCGGTCGTAACCACGTTGTCGACGACATTCGTGTCACTCGTGTTGCACACGAAGATCTTTTTGCGCGCTTCGATGAACGCGGCGGCGGCGAGGATCTCGGCTTCCGAGTTCGAGTCGAGCAAGAGACAATACCAACCGTCGGGATCGACGGTCTCGATCGCGGTCAAGTCGGCGGCGAGACCCGGATCCGCGGTGATGTCTTTGAACGAGAAGTTGTCGGGCTCGTCGCTCACGCCGACGTAATCGACGAGCGCGCCAGCGGCATCGGTCGTGATCGTGACGAACCCCGTCGAGTCGACGGCGGTGATCCCAACGACCGCGGTGATCAACGGCGTGAGCGCCGTCGCGATGATCGCCGGCGTCGCGGCGGCGAGCACGGTATACGTGATCGTTGTCGTGACCGCGCCGACCACGATGTCGAACGTGTACACGTAGCCTTGCGTGGTCTTGATCGGCGTGAACGTCACGATCTGCGTGAACGCGCTCGCGCGCTTGCCGACCTTCCACTTTGCAGGCTTCGGGTTCTGGCTCGCGATCTTCGTCGCGATCAAGACGGCGGGATCGGTCGCGGGCCAACCGTCGTCGGTCATAGCAGTGAGCGTCTTGTATTCGCGAACCACGCTCGGCACGACGTTGTGAAAGCGGGCGATCAACGGCGTGCCGAAACCAAGCCTCGACACCGTTGTCGTTTGCGCGGTGATCGAAACTGAGATGATGTCTTCGAGGCTCATTGGTCGTTGCTCCTAACAAGGCGGGTTGAACACCGTATCGGGGTGATCGAACGGGTTGTCGACGGTCTCGATCGTTTGCACGGGGTTGGTTGTGTCGGCGACACAGATCCCGACATTCAAGATCAAGTCTAGCGTTGCGATCGAAGTGATCCGATCGTCTTGTAAAACGTTCGGGAAGTCGATCGCTTGTGACGCTCGCACGAGCGCGACGTTGAACGCTCGAAGCCGATCGAGCGAAGAGCGAAAAGCGAGGCGCGTGCGGATCGACTCAACGGCGTTGAACGCGAACCTATCGTCGTCGTGTCGGAACGACTCGACGCGAACGTCGAGACTCGTGCGTCTGTGCCCGGCGGTTTGCTCTTCGAGCGTCGGCGCCGGCGCGACGACGGCAAGATCCACATAGCGCCGATCGTCGACGCCGATCGTTTCAGTCGTGCGCACTCGAAGCAACGTCACGGCTTGCAACGACGGATCGATGAACGGTCGCCGCTTGTCGACCCACAACGTTTGCAAGCCCGAGAGATCGCCGAAGAGCGAGAGCAAGCCGGGCCGGATCGTGTTCCACGGGATCGACATCATTCGACCTCATGCGAGATCGACGACACGAGTTGCCCCGTGTCGATCAATGTCGTGTTGCCGCCGCCGCCGCTCTTGATCGTCGGCGGTTGCACGCGCCCGTCTTGTATAAACTTCTGTGCTTCGGCGGCGAGCACGAGCCCGAGTTGTTCGAGCGCCGCCTCGTGCGTGTTCGATCCTTTTACGACCGACGCGGCGAGGCGCCTCTCGATGTCTTCGTGTTTCGACTTGTCTTGATCCGCCCATGCACGAATGAAGGATCGTTCGGGATGATTACCGAGCCCGAACTCGTGAATGCTCGCGACGTCGACCACGCTCACGCCGCCGACGCTACCCGAGCCCGCCAGCACGCCGACTTTCACAACGCCCGCCGAGCGCTTCGAGACGCGACGCACGAGCGCTTTCAACCCACGGTCGCGATCGATGATTCGAACACCTCGTGCCATGTCACGCCACACGAAACCCCGGCGTTACGCTTCGCATGAGTTCAGCGAATCGCATGCCGTACGTTGTTGATCCATCCTTCGAGACAAGCCTCGCTTGCTGGCCAAACGGCGACATCGCGAGAGCGTGCGCCGTGTGCCATCGCACGCCGTCGTCGGTCTTGTCTCGCCACACGCCCGAGTCGACGTTGCGAATCGCTTCGGCAATCGCCGACTCGACCATTGCGGGCGGCGCCGGTTCGAACTCGGGAAAGCGGGCGAGAAAGTCGCGACGTTCTACCGCCATGGCTTACCCTTCATCTCCGTCGAGCGCGAGTTCGGCGAGGCGTGCGTCGATCGCTTCGTCGATCGTCTTGCGCTTGTCGGATGTTCCCCATGCTTCGAGCGTGTCGACATCGGTCTCGGCGGCGATCAAGGGCAAGCACTCTTCGACGCGCAAGCCTAAGAGGCTCTTACGATCCTTGTCGGTCGGCGGCGTCACCGGCGGCAAGCGCTTCGACACGTCGGCGCGCTTCGCGTCGGCGCGCTTCGCGAGTTCGCCTTCGAGCACGGGATGCCATTGCACGGGAACGTTCGGGTTCTTGAGTGCGGCGCCGAGTTCGGTGTCGGTGAACCCAGCGAGTTCGGCGTCGGTCGGCGGGATCGTCGGGTCGGGCATGTCGTCGTTCATGTCGATCGACAACCAACCGAGTTTGATCCAGCGCTTCACGTCGTTGTTGTGCTGCGCCGCTTTCCAAAAAGTTTCGTTGAGTCGGTTCTTGCCCGGCAACCACTTGATCGCTGGATGCCCTGAAACCTTCGGTGCCCAGATCAAGCGCGCTTCGTTGTTCGTGATCGTCGCCATTGTTTGAACCTCGCACCACGAAAGCCCGAGACGCGTGCGCGTTCTCGGGCTCTCGCGAAGCGGCGATCGATCAACCGCTCAAGTCGTCCATGTACGCCATCGCGAGCGGGTATTGGATCCGCACGCCGCCGACGCGCGAGTGCGTCGGTACAACGAACTCCAGGTTGCGCGCTTGCGGCGGGAATTGCTCGAAGGCTTGCGGCTCGACGCCCGCGAGAACCTCTTCGCTTCGCATGTATGCAACGGCGCGCGACACGCCGCCCGCGCCCGCCGCGTTCAACTTGTTCCACTGGTCGACGTCGGTGATGTACGGGTTGTTGTCGAGAAAGAACCGCAACACGGTCTTGTCAGCGTCGCCCGTTGTCGACATCGGCGTCGAGTTGATCCGCTGAAACGACGTGTTGTCGAGCAAGAGCGTGTTCGGGATGAACGTTTCGAGAGTCGCGAGAATGATCGAGTTCACGAGTTCGTTCAGATCCGCGATCATTTGTAGCGGCGTCGCGACCGACGTGATCCAGGTTCCCGTGACGGCGGGAACGATCGGCACGTTCGCGTTGTTTGTCATGCCGCCGAGCCCGGCGTCGGCGTTGCCAAACGCCATGATGTCATCAAACGATTGCTCGTGTGCACGACGTGCGGCTCTCGCTCGACGCGCGTCGAGTTGCGATCCGTTCATGGCGGCGCGCCGCATGTCTTGGATGCTGAAGCCGTAAGACGCACCAAGCGACTTGATCGGCGCCGGGAACTCTTTCGCGAGCGAGTCAACGCGCGGCAAGTCGTCGGCGTAATTGGCGATCAACTTCGCCATGCCGAACATGTTCCATTGCCGATACGTGTAGAACTCGGCGCCCGCGTCGACACTCGTGTCGATCGGAATGAAGCGCCGCGCCTTCAACTCGGCGTACTTGACATCGTACGTTTGCGCGTAGATGTGTTCGAGTTGCCGAGCAAGCGCGGCGGTTTCGCCGGCGTCGAGTCGGATGTTGCAGTGTTGATACACGTCAGCTTGAAGCCGCGCGACGAACTCGGGTGTAAATGCCATCGTCTTTTTCCTTTCAAGGTTGCCGGGCTAGACCGACGGCAAGTTGAGTTGTACGAGCGCGACGCGTTGCACGCCCGCTTGATCGAAGTCGACGTCGCGATGCGCCGACCGAAACACCGCGTTCGGCAACGCCGCCGCCGAAGCGGTGTCGACGTTCTGTCGGAACGCGCCGAGTTTGGTACCGCCGGCGCCGGCGGCAAAGCGCACGAACGCGGGCGTGTTCGCGACGATCACCGCGCCGGGATCGCACAGAACCCAGATCCGACCGCTACCGTTGATCGGCAACATGTCTTCGTCGTCGTACTCGTTACCGGCGGCGATCGCCGCCGCGCCCACGGCAGGCATCTTGCTCGCGTCATACATGAGAACGCCGAGCCCGTCGCCGTCGGTGATCGACACGGCGGTCGTCGGCACGATCGCTTGCGTCTCGGCGTCGGTGCCGGGAACGAGAAAGGTTCCGGCGGCGTTGCCGGCGGCGTTCTCGGCGAGGCGTGAGATCGTGTCTTGCATGATCCCAGAATCGGCGACGAGCCCGGCGCGGGCGACGGGCATGGCGATTGCGTGTAGTGTTTGCGGCATTGTCTTGATCTCTTTCCGTTTGAAGGGCTAGCTACTTCGCGAGAAGCGAAGCGGTTGCGTCGCCGCGTCGCGGTTGTTGTCGAGCATGCGCCGGCGCGCCGCGTCGGCGTCGTTGCGATCGACGTCGGCGGCGTCGGTCTTGTCGGTCTTGCGACCTTCGACGGCGGCGCTTCGAACGGCGCCGATCCCCTTGCCGCCTTCGTCGTGTCGACGACTCGACTTCGTGCTCGCCTCGAAGTAGGCGCGCACGTAATCGTCGCTCTTGCCGTCGGCGACGAACACCTCGTCGTCGTGACGGATCGTTTCGATCATGATCTCGCGCTCGCTCTTGCCTTCGAGTTTCGCGTCGGCACCGAGAACGCGTCGGGCGTTGCTCACGAGATCGACGCGTGCCGCGACGAGCGTGTCGAGGCGCTTCGGATCGTTCGCCTCGACGAGCGCCTTGTCGGCGGCGTCGGCGCGTGCGGTCGAAGCGTCGCGCTCGGCGGTCGCCTTGTCGCGCGCGGTCGTGAGCGCGGCGCGCTCTTCGTCGTTTCGCTTGTCGCGAAGCGTGAGCGCTTGCACGAACTCGGGCGAGTTCGTTTCGTAGGTCACACCGTCGATCGTGTACTTCATTAGAGGATCCTTGTTTTCTTTCGACGACGGATCGCCCGCCGCTAGTTGGTTGCCGTTCGAGTCGAGTCGCAACGCGACTTCGTTACCCGCTCTACCCCAACCCGTCGGCCCAAGTGCCACGTGGTTGTAACGGATCGAGCGCTGGATCGCGTCGTATCGTTCGCCGTTGTACTCGCCCGGCGTCTCGTCGAGGCGGCACGAGTAACCGCACGAGAGTTCGCGCAACGCTTCGGGGTCGGCGTCGGCGCGCTCGACATCGGCAATCGCGCCGGCATCTTGGATCATGAGCCGCGCCGCGACGAACTTGTCGTCGCGCTTCACGTCTTCGCCGACGTGCCCGACCGAGAGCGACCGCCAGTTGTGCGGGCTCACGGCGCGGTCGGGGTGCCGGTTCGTAACGGGCGCGCCCGAGAGCGTCGCGAGCGAGTCTTCGGCGAACACCTCGTCGGGGTGCCGCAACTCTCGAACCGTCGAGCCGTCGGCATTCGTGTAAGAGAGCACGCCGATCCGGGTGAGGTTCGCGGGCACGCGCATGCCGCCTTGCGGCGTGCGTTGCACTTTCGAAAACCGACCGAAGTCGAGGCGTTCCACCTCTCGCATGGATCCTCAGATAGCACGACTGTCCGCAAACCAGCAATGCCAATAGGAAAACCGCGGGTTTGACTACGGGCAAAACGCCGTTTGCCTATGTGGATTCGAGTTCGTCGATCACGGGATACGCCGTGCAACGGCATTGATAATCCTCGCCGGGGTGAAGCGCTCGCCCGTCGCCGACATCCGGCGGCGCATTCCAATCTTGCACTGTGCCGTCGAGATCCGCGTGCCCTTCGCGCACGCGATCGTCGCCGCTTGTGGTCCACACGTATCGCGAGATCCCGGCGTTCATTTGTCGGTTGCGTGAGATCTCAGCATTCAACGTGAGCGTTTGATCGCGGGCGAGCAAGTCAGCTTTCGAGCGCGTCACCTCGAAGCGCTCTTCGATCTGCGCACGCAACACCTCGACACGAACGCCGCTCGCCTCCGAACGTTCGAGTAAGTTCGTGATCTCGATCAACTCGCGACCGGCCAACGACTTGATCCGCGACACGTTGATCGCTCGGAAGTTCTCGATCTGTGAAGCGACGAACGGGTCAGCTTGTCGGATGTTGATCCCGAGCACGCGTTGCAACTCGGTGCCGTTGAACGTCGCGACGCGTTTGCCGATCGTGCCGAGCGCTCGGTCGAGTTCGGTCTCGCCGAAGATCTCGATCACGTGCAACTCGATCGCCGACAAGCGGGCGAGCACGCGCGCGGGCGTGCGCGCGTCGACACGTGTGCGGGCGTCGGGCTCGTCGGGCGCGCTCGACGCGCCGCCAGTTGTCGGCGCGAACTCGCCGAGCACGGGAAACAAGAGCCGCACGATCACGGCTTCGAAGCGGGCGAGCCGCTCTCGCAACTCTTTCGAGTATGCGAGAGCGGCGGCGCGCGGCGGGCGGGCGCTCTTCGCTTGTCGAACCGAGCGCGGCGGTATGGCCCGCGCTCGCGCTCTCGGGCGCCGTGCCGCCGGGATCTCAAGTAGCGGCATCGTCTTCGCTCTCGGCGCTCTCGTCGCTCTCGTCGCTCTTGGGCGGCACTGGCGGCGCACCGAACGACGGCGCGCCGAACGCCGGCGGCTTGGCGTCGGGCGACGGATCGATCTCGTCGGCGGCGACATCGCCTTCGGCTTCACCGACGGCGGCGCCTTCGGCTTCCTTCCGCGCTTTGAACTCGGCGACGGTCAAGCGTCCCTCTTCGGCGTTAGGCCACGGCGGCAATTTTTGTGATGCGCGCGCTTCGTTCACAGTCACCACGATCGCGATGTCGGTCGGCGCGAGCACGACGTTACCACCGCTCGCCTCGGGCTCGGCGAGCGGCGCGTCTTCGTCAACGGGCTCGACGGGCAACGACTCTTCGGCTTCGAGCATCGCCTCGCGCGCCTCGCGATCGATCTGCGTTTCGGCGCTCCAACCTTCAGGACGGTAGCGCGACAACGCGACCTCTTCGGGCAAGAGCACGCCGGCTTCGAGATAGATCTTGTCTTTCTCGGCGTGCGTCTTTTCGAGTTCCGCTTGTTCGACGGGCGTCGGTTGCCACAACGGCGCGAACTTGATCGCCCACACGTCGGGCTCGACGCCTCGTGTCGGGCCATCCTTCGCGAGCATCATGATCCGCACGAGCTTTTCGAGTTGCGGTTTTAGCTCGTTCTCTTGAGCCGTCGCGATCGAATCGTAGAACCATCGGAAGTCGCTCTCGCCCGTCGCGTTCATGCCGGCGGGTGATTGACCCATGAGGATCGTAACAGGCGTTTCAGCGGCTTGCGCGAGCCGCAACATGAACTTGTCGAGCATGCTATGTGCGTCGGTAAACGACGACGCCTCGCGCGAGAACTCTTCGCCGCCGTCGGCGTCGAGCAAGAGCGCACGCGCAACCGAGCGCGACATGTCGACGAGTTGCATGCGCGTCGCGAGCACGTCTTTTTGCCCGCCGGCGATCATGCTCATGAGACCCTGAATCTTGAACACCGCTTGACTCGCGTCGCTCATGAGGTGTTCGGCGGCTTGCCAAGCGTTGTCGAATTGTCGAAGCACGGTATAGACCGCCGTGAGCGAAGAGTGATCCCAACCTCCCAACCGATCGCGCTCTTCGTCGGTCGTGTGCGCGCCGCCGAACACGAGCAAGCGCGAACGGTGCACGACGAGGTTCGTCGCGCCGCGTCGAGGTGTGACGCGATACGTTTGCGGCTCGCCGAAAAACTCGTCGTTCAACGGATCCGAAAACCAAGTGTCGGGCACGAGATGTCGCTTGTCGACGACGTGCAAGAACTTGATCGACTTGATCGTGTTCTCGTTCAGCGGTTGATCCGCCTCGCCGCCGTCGTCGGCGCCGATGATCACGACGGCGCCGCCGAAGAGTCGGCCCCAAATCATCGCGTCTCGGATCTTGCGCGGCGCTTTGAGTTCTTGAAGATCCATCGCGATCGCGCTCGACGCTTCGGTGTCGTCTTCGACGTTCACCGCGAACCCCTTTCGCATCATCTCTTGCGGCTTCAACGCAACGACGCGACGAGCGGTGTCGTTCTGATGGTAGAGCGCCGACAATTCGTTGTCGTTGATCTCGCTCAAGTTCACGAAACGCCCGTATTGCGTTTTATCTCGCGCCGTGCCGAGCCCCGTGAACACGTTTTGCCAGTTGTCTTGCACGAGGCGCAAGCCGTTCCAGATCGCGCCGCCTTGTTCGAGAACCTTGTCGAGATAGTTTGGTTTGCTCATGCGAGTTGCCCTTGTACGGCGCGCATCGCCTCGACGAGCGGCACGTGTTTCTGTTGCAGTCGGATCAAGGCTTGCGTCGTTTGATCTACCATGTCGTCGTTAACCCCGCGCGGGAATGTCGCGACTTGCGTGCGATACGCCGGAACCCATGGCGCGATCTCGTCGTGTGGCAAGAACACGTTGCCCGCCTCGAACAAGCCCGAGCATGCGTGAGCGCGAGCCTCTTTCCCGCCACGCGGATCGACAAGCACGAGCCCGCCGATCTTTTTCTTGAGCACGTCGACGATCGCCGGCCCGTTCGCCTTGTCTTCGATCAACTTCGTGAACGCAAGCGGATAGCGGTTCGACATCGCGACGACGGCGCGGCACGCCTCGACGAACGACATGCGCGCGCAAACTTGCGCAACGAGATACGCGTCGGGCGCCTTGTACAACCACACGCCGCCGGCAACGAAGTCTGTGCCGTCGGTGCCCTTAAACGTCATATCCCACGACTGGATCCACACGCCGCCGTCGGGCAAGACTCGGCACTCTTCGTCGCGGCACACGAACTTGTCGTCGACGGGCGTGCTCTTGCCGGCGACGTTGTGCCAGTAACGGAACCAATCTTTGCCGAAGATCCCGCCCGACGCGGGCGTCGGTCGTTGTTGGTTCTGGGCAGCGGCGACGCTTGGCCCCATACCCGTCGTTTCGTCTTCGCGAACGACGCTCTCGGGAAAACGCTCGGGCCAAAGCAACTCGCCTTCGACGCGGCGCGGATCTTCGGGCGTGCATTCGGGATCACGACACGGGCACAACTGAGACGGCTCGGCGCGCATGGGCAAACACAAGTGCGTCCAACCGCCTTCGCTCAACATTTCGCCGGCGAGATCGTCTTCGTGCAAGCGTTGCATGACGATCACGCGTCGGAACGTCGCGGCGTTCGCGCGACGGCTCGCCATGGTTTCACGCCACCACGTCGAGACCGCGCCGATCGCCTTCTTCGTCACAGCAAGCGAGCCCCGAACGTCGTGCGGTTTGATCGGATCGTCGACGACTTGAATGTCGGCGTGTCGCCCGGTCGCCTTGCCGGCGACGCTCGTCGCGAAACGAAAGCCACCGTCAGTGTTGTCGAAGTCGGTCGCCGCCGGGCGAAGTTCGGTCAAGCGCGGATCGAAGCGCTTTTGAAACCACTTCGATTGCATGACGTGCATCGTGCGCCGACCGTCGCGCGCGGCGAGCGTCGCGTCGTACGACGCGAACATGAACTTAGTTTGAGGGTGCTTGATCCATTCCCACAACGGCCAGAACACCGACACCGTGAGCGACTTCATTGTGCCCGGCGGCACGTTGATCACGAGGCGCGAGATCTCATTGCGGCTCACTTGTTCGAGATAGTCGCAAAGGATCTTGATATGCCAGTTGTCGACGTACGACGTAGGCTCGACGTTCGCGAAGCACATTCGCACGAAGCGGTGAAGTGATCCGGGTTCATCGCGCAACACCGACTCGCGATCGAGTTGCTCGATCGGTATGCGAGCGCGTCTCATTCGAACAACTCGGCGGCGGCGGGTAACGGCTTCGAAGCGGCGCTCTTGCGCTCGGGTCTCGGCGGCGGCGCGTGTTGCGGTTCGTCGACATCGGGATCGACGGGCTCGTCGTCGCCCGGCATGTGGTCGCGATCGATCTCGGCGAGGCGCTTCGCGACCCAACGCTCGAACACCTCTTGCCGCTCTTCGAGATCTTCGAGCCCTTGGTTGTGCTTTGCGTCGAGCGCCTCGACGGCGGCGCGCGTCACGTCGTACCCTTTCGCCGCCGCCGTCGTGTCGGGCGGCTTGATCCAACCGAGAGCGCCCGCGACGCCGAGCACGAGAGCGCTCACGGTTGCGATCGTTTGCCTGTTGTTCTTCTCGTCGGGCATGCGCCTCTTATACCCTACACCTCCCGATCGTGGCGAATACCTCGACGAATGCGCCCGCGCCGCACGTGCACACGCCTAGCGCTCGATGCGACGGTGCGTCGCACGACGGCAAGAACACGATCACGTTCGCGTGTGTGGGTTGCGACGATGGGCCGGCGGGCGTGTCGAAGGCGATGCGGCTCGACGGCACGCACAAGGGAAAGTCGATCGGCTGCAACACGTCGAGCGCTTGCGCCGAGCGCAAGATCTCTAGCGTGAAGCCTACGAAGATCGCCGCCTCGACTTCGCCCGTGCGCCATGCTTCGGCGAGAGTCGCCCACCACAACGCCGCATTCGAGCGCGTGCCGCAACCCTTGTAAGAGTCGGGCACGAGCCCGCCCGGCGGGTTGCAGAACACGCGACCGTGCCACGGCTCGGCGAGCCCGTCTTCGGCGATCCCGCCCGGCCCGTAAAACGCCGCCGCTTTCACGGTCGCGTTCGCGAGCGTGCACGACGCGGGGTCGAGATCGATCTCGCCGAGCGTCGTGCGCGCCGCCTCGACGATCGCGCTCGGCGTATAGTGCTCGACGCTCTCGCTCGAATGTTGTGCGACGCCGCCCGAGCCCTTGCACGCGCGGCACTCGCCGCCGCGCGACGAGACGCCCGAGCCGCCGCATGCAACGCACCTCGACGAGCGCGTCGGCGTCACGACGGCACCTCGACGCCGTGCTCGTCGCCGACGGCTTTGCGCCTTGCTTGGAGTTCTCGCAACGCGTCGCCGATGTCTTCGAAGAGATCGGGCGAGAGCTTGCGCAACTCTTGCTTGAAGTCTTCGGCTTCGAGATCTTCGAAGTCAATGTCGTCGATGCGCACGATCAATTGCATGAGGTTGTGCGCGTTCATGCTGCAACCTCGACGAGTCTCACTTCGAGCACGAGCCCGAGCGCGGCGACGCAACGATCGAAGAGTGCTTCGGTGATCGAGGTGCTCGAAAAGATCTCGACGATGCGAGGTTGTCGCACGCCGAGACGATCGGCGAATTGTTGTTGAGTCAAGCCCGACTCGGCAAACGCTTGGCGGATCACGTCGCCGAAGGGCACGTCGACGCACGGGCCGACGATCGTTCTTTTCTGGCGCCTCTTCGGGCGCTTAGGGTTCTTTGGCATGGATCCTTATTAGCATGCCCGCGCCGACTCGTGCTAGGGGTGCGCACCATGCAAGCCACATTGATCGCGACGTTGCTCGCGCTACTCGTTCCAACAACCAACCACAAGAACGCCGAGACCGACACCGAAGCGAGCGCACGCTACGCCGTGATCGCCGAAGCAATCGCCGACGAGACCGTCGACGACGAGCCGCTCGCGTTGTTCCTGCTAACGGTCGCGAAGTTCGAGTCGACGTTGCGCCTCGACGTGCACGCCGGCGACGTGCGCGGCGACAACGGGTTCGCGTGGTCGCTCTTTCAACTGAACGTCGGATCGCGCGACGCGGCGACCGTGATCCCGCGAACCGAGATCACGCTCGGCGAGATCGTCGGCGTCGACATCGCCTCGACGCGGCGCGCGACGCACGTCGCGGCGCTGTATCTTCGACGCTCGATCAAGCGCTGCAACGGCGAGCCGCGTTGCGTGTTCGCGGGATATGGCGGGCTTTCGAAGCACGAAGCAAGCAAGCCGAAGCGCCGAGCACAACTCGACGCGCGCGTCGCAACGTTCCGTCGCTTGTCCACAAACAAGTGAACCCCGCGCGCTACGAACACGAGCGCGCGGGGTTCGGTGTCATCGGATAGGGCACCGACGACGAGGCGACGCTATCACAAGGGCACGACGAAGGGCTCGACGATACGACGCGCCGAGCACACGTGCGATGTCGTCGAGCCCGCCCTTGCCCACCACAAGAGGCGACAAGAGCCGCACGCGATGAGCCTCTCGACAACGATCTCGGTCGTGATCGAGCACGGCTCGTTCAACGCTTGATCGTCGCGCTCGACGATCCTCGCGAACATGCGGATCACTTGCACCTCTCTTCGAGCACGCGGGCGATCCGTTCGAGCGCTCGCGCCTCGTCGCTCTTTCCCGACGCTGTAGCGGGTTGTGCGGCGCCGAGCAACGCCGCCATGAGTGCGCCCGCCACGAAGGCGGCGAGCGCGTTAGCGAAGCCGTAGCGGCTCACGAGCGCACCTCGAAGGCGGCGTCGGTGCCGCCCACGAACCCGAGCGCCCGCGCTTCGTCGAAGAGCGCGTCGGCAAGCCCTTCGAGGTAATCGGCGGCGAGCAACTCATCGGGCGTCGGCACGACTGGCGGAAACTCGTAATCGTGCCGAGCCGCCGCCGCATCGTTCGAGGCGACGAAGGCGAGTTGTGCCAGCAAACGAGCGCGGCTCACGAGACACTCGCCTCGAAGTGCAACGCGATCGCGAGCGCGGTTTCGGCAAGCCATCGTGCCGAGCGTGCACGTTGGCCAGCGGTGAGAGGCTCGGGATCGACCGCGCTCTTGCCCGCGCTCACCTCGTCGAGAAAACAACGCGCGTCGTCGCACGCACCGGCAACCTCTTCTGCTCCCGATAGCGGGCGCACGTCGATCGTGATCTTGGTCTTTTGCATTGTCGTTCTCTTTCGCGTTGTGGGCGCCGTGGCGGGCGCCCGTTCGTTTCCTTATAGGCACGGCGGCTCATGCGCCGTCGCCCGTGCTAGCGCCCGTGTGGACGCCGCACGGGCGACGAGGCACGAACTAGCCTTCGAGCATGGCGGCGAGCAAACCGGCGCCAAGCTGTTTACTGTCGACGCCGGCGCCGGTCGCCTGTGCAACGGTCATGCTCTCGACGGTGCCGTCGGCGAGGATCACGTCGACGAGGTGCAGCACCTCTTGCACGCGCTTGCCGCGCGAGCCGAAGAGCATCGAATCTACCATGTTGTCGCCGCCGCGCGTCTCACGGCGCGAACCGTCGGCGTTGCGGTCGACAAGGTACGTTGCCGCGTTCCAAAGCGTGGCAAGGTTGCCCTTGCCGCCGACGCGGTTGCACGGCATCGCGGCGGCGATCGCGGCGTCGTCGCGGCGTTGCGTGGCGAGCGTCTTCGCGCGAGCGCTGGCGTCGTCGTTGGCTTCGGGAAAGAAAGCGTCGAAGGCGGCGATCGCGGCGGCGCGCGGCAAGTGCACGTCGCACGCTTGCTCGAAGGTCGAGGCGATCTTGTCGCCGCTCTCGATCGAGGCGGTGATCCCCTCGCCGAGCCGAGCGATCTTCTCGTCGAGTGACGCGGTGTGGCGGATCTGCGCCCACGACTTGCCATCGCTGTTGAACGCGGCGGCGAGCGTGTTGCAGCACACGACGCGGATCGAGGTAAACCCACACATGAGCTTGCTCGAACCGTCGAACGAGTCGGCGAGCACGAGTTGCGTCTTGATCCCCTTGCTCTCGCCTACCTCGAAGGTTGCGAGCACGGCACGCCCATCGCGAAGAGAGAAAGCGCCCGACGGGCTCGCGCCGGCGGCAACGGCGGCGGTCACGAGATCGCGCCATGCGCCGGGCGTGGTCGCGTTGTAGCGCGAGCCGTTCACGCCGACGACGCGCGGCGTGTGGTTGCGGTACAAGGCGGTGATCGCGTTGAACCCAACGGCGGCGACGTCGACGCCAGCGACGAGCACGCTCGGCACGAGCGAGCGCAACTCGACGGGCCAAGCACCCGTTCTCTCGCCTTGTGCGATCATGTCGGGCGCGTCGCTGAGTTCGCCGATCTCGTTCATCTGGTGCCAAGTCGAGGCGGTGAGGATTCCACGGTCAAAGTTTGCGGTCATGTTCGTTTGCTTTCGTTTGAGGTTCTCGCCGGCGTCGTTGCCGACTCCCGGCAGGGGTTGGGGTTGAGGTTAGACAATCTCGTATGTGGCGCTCTTCGGTTGGGCACTCCAAACTCGGCCACCGCGCGTGATGCGGTAAACTTTTCCGTTGAGCTTGCCCACCACATCACCACTATCCAACACGCGGATCACGATGAAGGTCTTGACAGTCACGCGCTCCGCACCCGGGGTGCTTGACTCGTACACCGATACGCGGCGCAAGGTCAGGGTCAAGGTGTGTTGCGGCGTCTTCATGATCAAAGTATAAGGCTATCCTTATCGCTGGTCAACGGCTATTCATCGACCATTGAATTAAGGTCGCACCATGTAGGCAAGGCTAGACCATATCTCTATCGGGCGCGCCCGCGTAGCATAAGGCGTGCCTTATAGTTGGCACGCGCCTTGCGCTCGCAAGTGTTCAGGTAAGACATAAGGCTACCCTTATAGCTACAGAGTAGGACAATACCCCTTGCCGATTACTGCGCTTGTGCGCCTCGCTGGCGCGTCTTTGACCGACCCCTACCTCGCACACGTTCGAGCCTCGAAAACGATTCGACTTAACACTTGTTCAGTATAAGGATCGCCTTATGGCCCGACCCTTGCAAGGCGCCAACGAAAAGAGCCCGGCGCCTTGGAAGGCGCCGGGCTCGTCGGACTCACGAGAGACCCAACGACGCTAGTCTACCACGCCGGCTTTGACTTCGATCGCTCGCATGGTCTCGATCTCGTCGAGCGAGAGCCTCGACAAGTCGAAGCCTATGCCGTGCTCGACGCGCTCGGTTGCCTCGCCGCGCACGAGGCGTTCGAGCGTGATCATGTCTTTGAGCATCCCTCGCACGTCGTTAGGCGACCAACCGTCAAGACGCTCGCCGCGCCCGAGCCGTTCGAGCCAACTGTCGACAACCGAGCGCGCCGCCTCGATTGCGTCTCGGGCGATCGACGCATGGCGGGCGGCGGTCTCGCGTGTGCTCTCTTCGAGCACGTCGACGAGCACGGCGACACGAGCGTCGTCGAGGTAGCGGTCGAAGGCGGCGCACCTCTCGGGCCATGCAAACGCCGACGTCCAGCGTTCGAGCGTGCGCATGTCGAACACCTTGTCGGCGGTCGTGAGCGCCTCTTGAGCGCCTCGGAGCGTGCGCACGCCCGGTTGGTCACGGAAGGCGAGAAAAGCCCGCCAGCGGGCGTCTGTGTCGCAGGGTTGGCGGTTCCACGGCTTGTCGTGGTCGTACGACGTCGGATGCTTCGCGCGGTTGGGTCGCATGTCGACAGCATACCGCTTCAACCCCGACGCGCAAACAGCACTTGTAGCCGAGCGCATTAGGATCCGCACACTTACAAGCCGAGATGTCTCAGCGTCTCACTTGTGCTCACCATCCACTGAGACACTAGATACTGAATGATCTCACACACTTAGAGCTGAAAAAAGGCGATTTCAAGGCGTCTCAGCACCCCTTTCTATGTCCACCCCTGTGATGTATTCTATATTACACTATCCCACCTATTACATATTTACCCTTTACCTCTCTATTTAGTAAGTTAGTGAGACAGTGAGACACTAGAAGATAAACACATAGGATCTTTCAGTAATATGGTGTCTCACCGGGTCAAAAACGAAGTGAGACGCGGTGAGCAACTGAGACACTTGCAAAGCCTAACCCTAACGTGCTATGTAGAAAGCCTCATGTCCCTTAGAGGTTTCGCCGAACGCCTTCGTGCCGCCCGAGCCGCCGCC